GGAACCCAAACAGTCACGTGTCGATCAACACTGCCACTGCCTAGTATTTTAACAAAACCGCCATCGACTATGATATCTGATCTGGTAGAAATATCACTGCATGTAAGCGTATTAAGAATTAGATTATTTTGACTGTCAATAACATTAATATTGCTAGACAAAAGTTTTTGACTAATTTCTTCGTTTTCTTGAACAACGTATGGGTATACTCTTAGCTTTTTATTTTCGAAATTTACATGCAGTGTATTCGCAACATCAGGAGAAAACCCGCGCGCCATTAAGAATAGAGAAAGATCTTCCTTAGCACAGTCTTGTAAGAGGCAGTCTATCTCAGATGTCTTTTCTATTATCCCATCAATAAAGATGGCACCACAAGAATTAAGCTTACGAAATGGGGAAGAAAAAAGTTCATGAAAGTCGCCTGCTACCTTTAGTGCACTTGAGCTTTCTATTAGAAAGTTGTCTCTATTCTTCGATAGAAATACCTCTATAGAAGCATCAATAGATACATCCTCTATTATTTTTTTTGTTATCTTTGCGCAAATCCCTCGGCCCAAGTATCGCTCTACTGATCGAAACACGTCAGACATGTCTGATCTCAAGACTGCTCTTACGTTTTCATTTTTACTAGACAGACAATTCATGAAAGTAAATCCAGAACCAGGTGTCTTGATCTCTGATGATACTATGCAGTTTAATATGATGTTTCGTATGGCCAGATCATTAGGATCATTCTGCGGCCATTCTGAGACAACTCTTATAATATCTGCCGGCAAGGCCCTAACTGGTTTCCCGCCATAGCCAAAAGTCAAAAGACCTTGATCTAGTCTTTCAACTAAGGAAACAAGGTCTTTTGTTACTTTGTGCTTGTGTCTTTCGATATCTAAGTTGTCGAAAGTAATTGTAGAAATATTATTCTGGTCTGTGCTGTGACGTTGATAGTATTTGGGATAAGAGCTTTTCATAGTTGTCTTTCTCTTCTTCTTTTTCTTCTTCTTGACTATTTAGGTGAAAATTAATTACATATCTGCAAAATCCTCCTAAGACGCCTGCTCCTAAGACAAATCCACCCAATACATTAAATTGATTTAATAGTAGAATTGTCCCTGAGATTGTTAAAGCTTCCGACTGTCCCATGAGTGTTTGTGTCAACTGTCTCTCCATAAGTTATTAGACGCATATGCTAAAATTTCTTCTGCACTGTCTTCGTTATAACCATAGTCATCTATCATTGTTTGTATCATTTCACCATATTTCTTTTGTTGCTCATCGTCTCTAGTCTTAGACTTGGTCACGATCCTGGCCATGTCCTTGACTGAAGTAATTAGATAAGACTCGATGGCTTCCTTAAGAGGCTCGTAGCTCTTATAGTCAACCTTGGTTCCCCTTCTCATCTGAGCGAACATATAGGCAGTAACGTCTCCTCTAAAACCATCTCGAGAAGATCCTGTGATCCCTATTTGCTCTTCTATTGCGCCCATAAATTTTTCATCTGGTTCTCTTTCTTCTTTTGTGATTCTGTCTTTCATTGATTGCCTAGTAGTGTAGGCTTCCGCATTATCCAAGTATGTATCAAATAGCGACTGAGCTTGCTCTTCGTAAGCACTTACAAATGCCTTGGCTATTTCATTTTCTAGAATCTTAAGATACTCTTCTCTTACTACTTGTTGGATAAGCTCGAGGCATCTTCCTCTAAAGTCCGCATCTACTATTTGCTCTTTGATCATATTGGTCAAAGATTCTATAATGCTAACCGGTGTTATCATCTCCTTGTCTGAATCCGTCAAGGCAGTGTCTATAGACTTTGTTATAAATCTAGTAGAAATCCCCGACATACCTTCGCGAGAAGCTTCTTCTTTCAAGTCCTTGATATCAATTCTTTTAACTCTTCCCTTCTCTATTACTTCTTCGCCGTTGTAGATCTTCATTTTTGTTAGTAGATCACATTTTCCGGATTCTTTTAAGCGGCTCATGATAGAAAACATCGCTGCTATCTTAAGTGTATGAGGTGCAATATGACACTCAAAGTCAGAGTTACCTAGCATTTTTTCATAGATTTTTACTTCTTGATCAAGCTCGAGACAATAAGGAACATCAACTTTTACTACTCTGTCTAAGATAGCTTCATTTGTGTGCTCACTTTGAAAACGATTCCACTCTGCTTCGTTGCAGTGGGCAAGAATTACACCATCAAAGTGAAGCATATCACTTTTGCCTGGTGACGGTACTCTCTTCTCCTGGGTTGCAGTGATAATAGTGTGTAGGAACTCAATCTCGTTCTTAAACACCTCTACAAGCTCCACGATGCCTCTGTTACCAACATTAAATGCACCATTAAGAGAAAGAGCTCTTGGGTCATCTTCTGCGTATTGATCAAGTTTAGAAATATCTACACTTCCAATTAAAACAGAGACGTCTTGAGAGTTGGCATCCATTGGAGGAACAGAAGCGACGCCTCTCCGGCCACGTTGAGAAAAAGTAGATTCTACAATAGAGAAGTCTTCATATTTCCCACCATAGTCAGTGAGTAACTTGTGTCTTGCAACAGGACTAATATCACCTTCAATTGCCACCCCTAGCTTTTTCGAAAATGTATCTCTTAAAGTCCGCGGCACAAGTTGCAGAGGCTCACCTCTTTGAGGATCGTCTTTAAGATGAAAATAGCTGATGCCTTCTAAGGAGCTTTTAATGTGCTCAGTCAACGCTGATTTTCCAGCTCCAACAGGTCCCATCAAAAGCAATACTTGCCTTGACTCCTCACCTTTGAAAGCTGCAGCTTTTAAAAATCTCATTATTTTCATAATGACGTTTTCCATTCCGAAAAACTCATCTTTAAAGTAATCATATATTTTGATATTGTTGTTGTCGAAAATCTTTTTCTTTCGAGGATCTGAATCAGACATGGTATTAAAGCCATGTTCGACCAAAGCTTGATAGAGTCTTTTGTGACTCGACTTTACAAGATCGGGACTTTCTTGTAGAAGCTCAATGTAGTCAATAAAAGTTCCTTCAAACTTTTTCTTGTCCTTGGATGAGATTCTCTGCTCTTTTATGGCCTGTAACAGCTCTTTTTTAATAGTCATGGTTTAATAATACTCCATAGTAATAGTTTGTATTTACTTTAAATTTCCCAAAGCTCTTCTTCAATTACAGTAAAAAGTTTAGCTTCGTCTCCCCACAAAGTTTTAACATGACGTAAAACTTCATCGCAATGGTCCAGGTCTAAGTCTCTACTATCGTGCTCATGTCGTAAAATCAAAGTGTTGTCAGCCTCGACCTCTTCAACATATATCACCGGTATACCATTAGACCCTATGTTTTTAATGAGGGTTTCTTTTACTTTTGTCCACCCTTCTTCGTCATGAATTTCATCAATCGTAACACCTCTTTTACGCTTATCAGAAAAAGAAAATAATCCTAATTTTTCGCAAAGTTCAGGAGTAAGATATTGTCTAATAAACGATACATCATGGGAACATTCTCTTGCTATAAAACACTCTTCGATCCCATAACGTTCTTTGATATCTTGGAATATGACAAAACCTAAGTGATAGGGGTTTAATCCTCCAATGTGTGGTCTAATTACTTGATTGTGCATCTTTATAAAAGGAATATGCCACTGCGCTGGTAAATCTAATTCATGACATAGAGTATAGTGCCAGTAGCTAGCCCAACCTTCGTTCATTATCTTTGTTTGCATCTGAGGAATGAAGTATTGAGACTCTTCCCTTATGATCTCTATTAGATCCTTTTTCCATGCTGGCATATTTCTACTATTGTTTCCAATAAATTCTAGAACATCATAGTCCGGCTCGAGCGGTTTTCTATTGATATCGAAAAACTCATATACTTCTGAAGTGTCTTCTTTGATTAGCTTTGTGTATTTTTCTACTAACTCTTCTTGAGTACTTCTGAGCTGTCCGTATCTTTGAGTCTGAAATTGCAGAGCGTGTGCAGCATCCATCACAGCTTCTACTTCTTCAATTCCTATTGTGGGATCCTCAACATAGCTTTGAATTCTCTTCTTAGCACTTCTCATTTTTCCTACAATAGACTCTGGGCGTGTATTTTTAAACATCCTATTGTTTTTGAAGAAGTCGCTGTGCCCAACGCAATGTGCCATGATTAGAATCTGGAGGTATGCAGGATTCTCTCTCATCAAATAAGCTATCGAAGGATTCGAATTAATAATAAGCTCGTAAGGTAGACCCTCTGCGCCCATATTATACATCGTATGTGTTCTTTCAAATGCCTTACCGTAAGACCAATGACCATAATGTGTGGGCATTCCATGATAGGACATGTGACCTATCATAGAGAAGTAATCACAAACTTCATATGTGATAGGAAACCAGTCCAAGCCTTTTTCCTTGGCCAGGCTAGTAATCTTATCATCCCACTCTTCTAAAAGTTCAAAATTCCAGTCCATAGTTTACCTCGAAGTTATCGCTTTCTTACCAAAAAATTTACTAAAAGCAGGCCAGACATCTTTTTTTGATGTGACCTTCGCCATCTTGAGTTTTTTATCTACAATAGGCTTGTAAACGATTGAAAGTTTGCTGTCATCAAACCAACCTCCGCTTTCTTGATTTAAAGATGTATCTATTTCGCAATATCCGACCAACTGAGAAATACTTTTAATAGACTCCATAAGAGTTATCGTTTTTTCTGTATCTTCGGGCCAGTTATCGCCATCTGAACACTGGAACATGTAAATGTTCCAAGCACTAGGATGAAATCTTTGTCTAATTATTTCATCAACAAGTTGTAACCCGGATGACACCTTAGTACCTCCTGAGTTGCCTCTTGTAAAAAACTGATCTTCATTTACTTCATACCCTTTCGTATCGTGTGATACAAAAACTATCTCTGTGTGATTGTACTTAGATCTTATGAAGTGGTAGAGAAGAAAGTAAAAGCTTCTTGCTATGAACTTTTTCTCTTGCGTCATGGAGCCAGAAATATCCATTACGAAGAATATCACAGCATTAGAGCTTTCTTTAAGTGACTTCTTGTAGTGGCGATATTTTAAGTCTTCTTCATGAAAAGAAAATTTTGCCTCTTCGTCAAAGTGCTCTCTTTTAGAAGCTGCTTTCTTTCTTTTAATTCTCGAAATAGCAGTCTTTTTCTTGTCGAGTCTAGGGGTAATACCCTGGGTTCTATAGCCTTTTCTCTTTAGTCTTTCTGACTGAAGCTTCTTAAGAGTCTTTCTTTCTAGATCTGGAAGCTCGAGATCTTTAAAGAGGTAGTCTGCAAGCTCTTCAAGTGTTATCTCTACATCGTAGTATTCAGAACCAGGATCTGATCCGGGCTTTGACCCCGGAGCTTGGCTCTCCTGTTTGCCATCGCCTATCTTCTGTCCACGCCTGATATCTTTTCCCGGAGCAGAGCCTACTCTTTCATTTGATTCGTTGTCACCGTAGATAAATCGGTATTCTTTAATTCCTCGAACGGGAATTCTAATTTTCTTTTTACCGTCTTTGCCAATAATGGATTCTTCTGCTACAATGCTATGAATCCCTTCTCTAATTGCTTTTTCTATTTTTTGTTTATGCCTTCTTCTGTCAGAAGCAGACCGATCGGCGACTGTCTTATGTTCTCTGAAAACTGACATTTTTATTCTCCGGACGTTTCAAAAATATTAATAAACAATATTTCTTTGCTGCTAGTAAAATACAAGGACAATTAATATATCCCTGCTCTCAAATATAAATAGGTCTTATTTCAGACACTTCGAAAAGTCTTTGGGAAATAAGTCCTTATTGTATTTGTAAAATCTCTCCCAATCTGTATCTAAGATATAAGTGACAGCTTTATCATCTTCAGAACGAACTGATCTGCCTATAGATTGTATTATAGTCTTTGCAGTCTGAAAAGGGTACCACCATTTCCATTTATTCATTCTTTTTTTGACGAGACTGTCACCCAAATATGGGTAAGGAACTTTGCAAAGAACTTGAAATCTGCTAGCATCGCCTTCTAAATCAACACCTTCTGTCATAGATGGAGATATCAGGACAGTAGGGGTCTTCGATGTAAGATGCTTTTTCAGAATCTTTTCTCTATTATCAGGCTCAGAAAAAAGCAGCCTATTAGACTTAACATGACGCTTAAGATAATTTGATATTCTATAGGAGTGAGTATGTATGATGCCTTTTTCATTTTTGTGTTGCTCAAGAATTTTTGTTACTGCCTTTGAAAGAATAGGCAGAGTATTTTCTATTTCCTTAGAAGTCATTTTCCCCATAGGAACATGTAGAATCGGACGGTTCTCCACGGGAAACGGCGACGGCAAAAACATGTCACCAGAATTTTTACCTTCTATCCCTAAGCTTTGTAAAAACTTCTCTGAAGAGAGGAGCGTCGCAGACATGAAGATGACTTTGTGACCTAGTCTAAACAGATATTGTTCAGCAAACTTAGAGACATCAATCGGCTTGAATGTAATTTTTCTAAGACTTCTTGCGTCACTCTTCGCTAGTTCAAAAACCCAATTATCTTTTTGGTGAACATCAATAAACTGCTCTATTTTCTTATGATGACTCTCGACCTTTTGAAGTTGTCTAGATAGAGAAACAAACTTATCTAGGTTCTGCTTGAGGCCCTGGTATTTTTCCAACATCGACTTAACATGCTTGCAGTGAGAGTCCAGCTTCGGCCAGTAGATATCTTTAATCCACACAAAGGCTTGATGATGAGTTGAAATATTAGGGAAGTCTAATTTTAATGATGACTTTACAAATCTTTCCGAAACTGAAACTTCGATGAACTTCGATAATTCTGTCTCTACATTATGGGCTTCATCAATTATCAAGAGCTGCCTGGGCTTTATTTTTCCGCTATAATTAGCTTCTGTCATGAGATAAGGGAAGTTTGTAACGGATAGGTTTGACTCTATAAACTCCTGCTTCTTCTTTTTATATTTGCAACTAAAAGTACATGCATTCCAAAACTTAGAGCCTTTTTCTTCTGATCGTAGTTCTGACTGTCCTTCCGCACAAGACATTCTTCTCTTAAATCCACATGTGTAGTTAGAAGAGCTTTTTAAAGATATCATTCCTATCTTTTTAAAATCTTTTTCATATTGGTCTTGTAGTAATTTTTGTGTTGTTACAAAAATAGCACCTTTCTCATAGCCTTCGGCCGGCCTTTGATCTAGTATCTTTCTGGCTATGGTAACCCCCACTGCACTTTTCCCAACACCGGTGCCAGCCTCGAGGGCAAAAAATCTCTTTTCTTTAAAAGACTCGAGTATTGCTTCTATAGCCTCAGTCTGTTGTTCACGAGGCTGCTTATAGGGGAAAAGTTTTAACCAATCTAAATTAGACATAATGTACTCTCTTGTTCTTTTTCGACAAACCATTTGGGAGTATGTGCTCTTGGCTCCCATACAGCAATATTGTTTTTATATTTTTTATAGTAGTTTCTGTAAGAAGTCACTGCATCTTTACTCACCTTGCATTCATCTGGCATGCAAAGAGGCCACTTTGTTAAAGCTTTGTTCTTAATGTCCACAGGCGAATTTTCATTGAGCCATTCATGAACAATTTCAGACTTATGGCGCTTTCCGTACCTTCTAGTGTATTCCTTCAGTAAATTCTCACCTAGTCTGGAATGCCACATATAATTTGAGATATTTTCGCAAGTCCACAAAGTACATGGGTGTCTAGAGTGTGTAAGCTTCCATGGAGGGTGTAATGAAACATCTGTATTTTCATACAGCCATGACTGAGCATCTTTCACTCTAGCAAAGTCCTTAAGTGACTTTCCCTCTTTTTTAAGAAGATGTATCCAATGAGCCGCACATAACATTTGGGCAGACTCTAAGATCATCTTAATAACATGCTTATTGCAATGAAATAAGGCAGCTTCTCGTGCATCTCTTGAAAGTACAAAAATATTCAAATATTCACCAGTCGCTACAATACAAAGTCTGCGAGACCCTTTTCTACACAAGTCTCAGCATTTAGCCATAATTCATGCTGCAAGAGATCTTCTAGCTCTTTCTTCTTAAAGTTAGTTTGACTGCTATAGATGTCTATAATTTTTTCGTATAGCTCTTTTTGATTTTTAATTTCATCTCTAAAGTCATCTAGCTTTCCCATCCACTCAATGTGGGGTTGATGAATTAGCATAAAACTATTCTTTCCGACGGAGCGCTTGCCTTTCGTGCCACAACAAGCAATTAGAGTCGCTGCACTTGCGGCTGAACCATCGATATATGTGTGTATAGGAGTTTTACAATTCAACATTGTATCAACAATAGCGAGTCCTGAAAACAATGAGCCGCCCGGACTATGAATATGTAAGTGGATCGGAACAGATTCACAGCCCAACCTATTTGCTAGGTATTGCATCTCGATGTCTAATCTCCTTATAAGACGATTAAGTTCGAGCGCTTCTTTATCACCAATTGGGCAATAAAAATAGATAGTGTTCTCTTCGACCTCTATTCCTCGAGGTATTCTATCTGGTGACATTTCAAATCCAGACATCATCTGGTTCTGCATTTCTTGCATAAGAGTCTCTTCATTAATTTGAGTTTGTTCGCCTAAACGATATCTTCTTCTATTTTTCATTAATTGTCTCATTCCTTAATTTCTTTACGTAGAATTGACGTTTGTACTACTGCCTTCTCGATTATGATAGACTCTTGTTCAGTAAAAGGCAAGCAGTTAATTACTAGTATATCAATCGAAGTCAATATTTTCACTGCATCTTTTGTATTATCTACTTGTGATAGATCAATAATCTCGTGATTATCTTTAATGTAGAGATAAAGACCGTTTTTGCCATCATTTTGGTCACAAGCCAAAATATTGTCGATGACAGGATTAAGTGTGGGGAAAGCACCTTCGTTTAACAAGGCAAAAAGTTTTTCTGACATTTGTTTAAAAACATCGTCCCTTTTGTATTTTCCTCGGTCACTTAAGCCTGTGTATGATATGTCGAGAATGGCTCGGCTCATAGGAGGAAAATAAACTTTTTCTACCTGTTCTTTGATGACTTTGTGTAACCCTATAGACATGATAACCTCTAAGTTTTATACTTACTAATAAGGTAAGCATATTTTATGAAGATTACAACGTACATTGAGATGTTTTTCATTCAAGCCATAATCTTAATCAAAAGATTAATCACTATGACGCCTATTTTAATTGCTGCGTTGATGATTTATATGAGCCTCGCTGTAAGTTGTATTTCACTAGATCACCACATAAAGCACACATACAGAGACTATTCCAAGCCTCCTGCTAATGCTTTTGCCTTTATCATGGTTCAGAAAATAGCAACCCCTGGTGATTGCACACCTGATGATCCGGAAGATTCTGATTCAATTGAGCTGTGTGAACAAGTGACACAAGACCTACCCAATATCGTTCAGAGTGGAACAGGCTCCGGTCTCTTGGTGTGGGCAAATGGAAAACCAATAATATTGACAGCGGCCCATGTATGTTTATCAACCTTTCCCGCAGAGCACAGGCAGGATGGAATAACAATAAAGGTTATTCAATCATCGGTCGTCTCAGTAAGATCACATGATGGTCGCATTGTAGAGAGTGATATTATTGCTGTGGACATAAAAGAAGACTTATGCGCTCTTAAAGTTGTGCACTTGTTTTCGGCACCTGTCAAGCTGGCGAAGTCTCCTCCTGAAAAGGGGGATAGAGTATACGCCATATCGGCCCCATGGGGTATTAACTCTCCTGAAATGACGCTGATATTTGAAGGATACTACTCGGGCAAAGATGAACACACACATTTCTACACGATACCGACTCGACCAGGGTCGAGTGGATCAGTTGTATTGAATGATAAGTTTCAAGCCGTCGGCATGCTAAATGCCGCCTTTGTAGACATAGAATCAGTCGGCATAGGACCAGGGCACGAGGCTTTAAAAGCTTTTATAGAAAGTATTAACTAAGCGACTTAGCCCATTTTTCTTTAAGCTTCTTTAGAGTCTTCTTTTCAGGCATATCTTGAATATCTTCTATGAAACAAGATTGAAAACTTCCTAGTATGTTATCAGTGACAGTAACCAGTACTCTCTCGTTGTTCATTTCGAACCATTTGATGTGACCAAGAGATATCTTGTCATCGGACATTCTCTTATAAACAACATCACTGCCTATTTCATAACAGTCGCTGCTCAGAAAATATCTCTTTCCATCAATAAAATCTAGTGGACTACTTTTTTTCTTTCTCATGAATTCATTCTTGTAACTCTGTCTTTGTCAATCACCATTCTAGCGTGGTGATGAGCGTCATCGTAACTATTAAATCTAGTTGAGGGAATCATTTTTTCATTTTGAAAGAAAATCGTCAAAAAGAAACCGCCCTCAGTGGATCCATCGATCTCTATATTATAGTCTTTGAAGTCCTCGAATGTATAAGGAGATGTATTAATTGTATGAACGTTTCTCCCGATCTCTTCGCTCACTCGGGTCGTAACCATTTTCTTCATTGCTGAAGACTCTCGAATAAGCTTTCTTAGTTGTTTTAGGGAAATTTTCATTTATCTATTTTTTGCAGATCTATTAATTTTATCGTTCCAGAGACACATTTTGTCTTTGGGCTGCTCATTATCGTTCATAATTCTTTTGGGAGCTTCATTAGATTGAAATATCATCTCTTCAGCAGAGAGAAGCCTAGTTTTAGTATTAAGCTCAGTCAATTGAATTTGTGTGGCTTGTGTATTCAATACACTAAGAGACGACATCATCAAAAAACATGATATGGTTAGCGCGCTTTTAATCATGGTAATAAGTTTCCTATGCTTGGTATTATTTATTCTCATCAAATAAAAACGTCCTAATTAAGACAATTTAATTGCTGTGTGAGCGTTTGTAGCTTTTTCGTATGACATGTCATCCATGCCCTTGATCGGCTCACCGACTTGACCTCGCTTCTTTCCGTGAACTACTTTCCATTTCTTACCTGGGTTTTCTTTAGAGTAGTCTTTGTTGGACATGCCTGTCTTTTTTTTGTAGGCTTTCCATCGCTCGAGGCTATAACCCTTTGGTACAACGTACTCAACAAGCATTTGCCTTATGTATTCTCTTAATAGATTTTCCACAAAAATAAGTATCTTCTACTTTTGTTGAGGACACTACTAATGATTGTTACATCCATGTGTTTTTGTTTTCTTTTAACTCAATGACATCATCGCATTCTGACTTTTTATTCATTCTAATCAACATGTCAATTTCTCTTTTTTGAATCAAAAATTCAATACTATTTTTTTTCATTTCTTTTGTAAGTAAAGACATCGACTTAGTTAATCTATTTAGTCTTTTAAAAAAAGCTTTAAGGACGTATCCCTGGATGATCATTAAAAAAAGGAGGCCTAAATATATGGGCAAACTGAACTTCATGAATCATTGTCTACCTTACCAAGTCCGCCTTCAATCACAGTGAGTCTAGCCTTTGTAGAATTGTTGCCAGATTTATTTAATTTTTTATCAACAGCTTTCATGAATTCTAACATCCAGTCTTCCCGATCTAGAGCGTACATAAAAAACTCTGTTGTAAGAATTAAAGAAGATACGTCCCCAGGGTCGATATCTAAATCATCTTCAACAATAGCGACTTCAACTCTTCCGTCTTTTAAGAAGTTCATTGATCCGACTAGATCACTCTCTTGAAAATCGCTACCAGATAGAATTGTGTGCATATAAAGGTCCTCAGAGGATATTATATATAGATCGCTAGTATTTGTAACTGATTTAATAATACTGGGAGAGAAGGACTCGGACCTTCAAGTTTTGTTTATAATATTGTGTATGCAGTAGAGATAAACAATGCACCGTCTAGACGCCGCGGCAGCCAATTTCGCCATCGCCAACATTATTAATACTAGATAAAGTTAAAGAGACTTATTAAGAATCTTTCTTATGGAAGTCCTCAGCTGAGCTTCACTTAGCTTAAGACTACCTCTATCTTCAATAGAGACAACTTTATCTGTTCCGTGGTCAATAACTTCTTGAGATCGTATAGGGTCGTCATCGTCTACTGTTATCGCGTAGTGGTCAATGGGCATAACTAGATTTTCCGAATCACCAGCTCCGGCCCATGTCTCATAAGTAGCATGAATTACGTCTTCGACGTTCTCATGGTCCAGCATGTCTTTAAGCGGCTCTCTGTCTTCACTAATAACACTTCGAATTAAGTTTCTTACTTGGGCTTTGCTAAGTTTCATTGTTCACCTCGATTTTTAATTATACGTGCAAGATAGAGATAATAACTTAAAAATATGCATTAAACTTGTAAAAGCAGCGCGCAGTGATTAAGATTATATCACGTTCAAAATGAACGAGACGGATCATTTACTACTAAGGAGAAATCGTCACATGAGTAATTACTACAACGAGAAGAATATCACCCGGTTCACTTTTGGCATTAGCCGCAACGACACAGCCAAGCAGGCTGGATCAAATGTCGTAACCATCGCAACGAATCCAGCACAGGATAGCCATTACAGCGTCGGTCAGACAAGCATGACCATGACTGTTCGTGAGGCAAAGGCACTCCAGTCCTTCCTTAATGAGTCACTCGATTCAAGCGCGTCAATCGACGTATAAAAGACTGCAATAGCTAGAGTCTTTAAATCCGAGCGCGCAAGCGCTCGGATTTTTTTTGCTTGTAGCCATGTACATGTGCTATTTTATGTCTATATTTTAAAAGTGGTAAAAATCGTTGCCAATTGGGACGAACTTTATCACGTGGTAAACTTGCTTTTATAAAGGAGAAAACTATGAATACCGCAATTGCAACCATTCGTCCAGGCCTTTTAGGTCGCACTGTCTTTGATGACATCTTTGGGAACGCTTTTTTTAACGAATTCCCTGCCCATCTAAGGCAATCAACACAGGGTTATCCAGTCGCCGACATATATCAAGACGACGATGGAAGCACAATCCTAGAGTTCGCATTAGCTGGATTCTCAAGAGAAGACTTGTCTGTTGACATTCAGCCCGACAAGAGTTCAATCACAGTCACCGCCGACACGGGCGACGATGAAACGCTTGAATCAAGTAGAAGAATTGCTAGAAGAAGCTTTAAAAAGACCTATATAAACTATGATAGAAATCTGGAACTAGCTAATACATCAGCCGAATTCAATAATGGCTTGTTGACAGTAACAGTTCCGGTCCGGGCCGAGATGAAGCCTACCACGATTAAGATTCTATAATATTCTTTTGTAGAGCTTATCGTAAGAGACCCCTTTATGAGGGGTCTCTTTTTTTTGCCAGCTGTAATCTAGATGATCTTAGAGATAGGCAGCGTGGTCCAGGATTGATCTTCTTTCTAGGTATGAAGATATTATCATATGAGAACGACGTAGCAACAGAAAGTAAGATTTAAAAAATCTCTCTATTGAAGTATTTCAAAGACACTCTCATCATTTTCCATGTGTTTGTTGTCATTTATATTAATAAAGTCATAATTTTGGCACCAACGATGAAGAATGTTAATTTCTTTGCCGTCATTACGCATAGTTCTTTTTATATGAGTAACAGGGACTATGTTTCGAGTAATTAGGGCGGCCTCTCCCACCGGACACAATTCACGCAGATTTCGAACGTTCCACTTCGCGAAGGATTCGCTCGAGCTTATATGCTCATTGTGTTCTTTAATAAAGTCTGTAACTGCATTATTGACACCTTCTCTTCCATCATTTCGTTTAATGTCGCGGTGCTCGATATCTTTATGTTCTTTATATTCTTTATAAAAAGAGTCTTTCCCAGCATGTCGACCATGGTAGTCATCCACAAATATTAAAGATCCGTCATGAGTAAGTTCTGTCAAATATTCTAGTTCTTTTTTGACTGTGTTGTAATTGTGGTCTCCGTCTAATAAGACTAAGTCAAAAAAATTAGGCGCAGACGATAGCAGGAAAGCTGCTCGGCGGCGATCATCCATAGAGTGGCTCCGAGGATCGACAAAAGGCACTCCGCCCTGTGCAGCCCGGTTCACTTCGCAACAAACTGGCAGCCAGTCTAGACTATTCATTATGATATAGTGAAGATTAGGTGTCGATTGATACTCACAATCAGTAATATCTTCTGTGGTGGCTCCTGCGATTCGAATTCCTTCCATTTGAGTTTGTGACTGAGCAAAAGCAGTGTCTGCCTTGATATCGATACCTACCCACTGAAAGTCAATTTTTCTATAGACTAGATTATGAAGTAGAGGTAATGCAGTTTGTCCTCGGTCGACGCCAATTTCAATGATTTTAACTTTTCGTTTTGTCGTATTATAGACAACTTCGCAGTAATCAGTCATTAAACCTACGAAACCCTGATATGACATTGTATTCTCCTTAAGTCACACGCTACCGATGAGACGCCGCCCGAGATTGAAATTTTGCCGCTCTTGCGAAATTTTTTTTATACCTCATGACTCTTCGAGAGTCCTCGATTCATCATGATGTTTTCCGATAAAACAGGCGAGTTTTAGTATAGAAAGCATGTATTTATATTATATAAAGGCGCAGCGCCTTTTACATTACATGTATTTATGAATCTTCATTATCGTGGAGGTGAAGATTCATGATAGGTGACCACATAGGGTCTTCTCTATCAGACCAATGGACCCAAGCGCCGACAGACTTTGGAAAGCCGCGGCCTCCTTGTTTTTCAATGCTTAAGACTAAGCCGGTAGAGATATTCGCCCCGGGTCTCTTCCAAGTCACAAGAGATCCCGTTGTGAATAAATGAGTCATAAACTCAATGCTCTTGGTCAAACAAGTACTTGACTGCAACGTTGACAACTTTCTCGGAGATTAAAATATCGCAAGACGCGCTTTCGTAGACATTTGAGGGATAGCTGTCTAAGACAATTCCTATCTCTTTCACTCTACCCTCATCCGCGTTCTTCCACCATGCGACTAAGTCTCCCTTGTAAAACCTTTCACGTGTAAGATTCTTATTCAACTTAGCATTACTCGGTGTCATGACTTTCCGTAGGGACAAAATGGATTAACTCCTTCCGATGGACGTGGTCAACTTGGCCACCGGACCACATCACTAATAAATATGGACTCAAAGGATATTCTTCGCGACCAGCGCGGTGCCGATACTCATAAGCTGGAAGATCGCTATTACAAAGAACGACTCCAATAGCATTTTCTTCGGAGCTACACTTTGGGTTATAAGTTGTTTTCCAGTTTCGCTTAAAGACAACAAGATCATTGGGTACAAGCTTAGCCATGCTGAATTTCTCGTGGTGCGGTGTCTCTAACTGATACACTGGAACGTTTACCGTTAATATTCTCCACGATGACAGTTCTGTCCTCGGTCCGAATACAAATTGCAGGAAATTTTAGACCTCTCGACCCTATAATCCAACAGGGTTGACCGTCATATAGCGGAAGACCTCTTGTGTGATCCTTGTCGTAATACATGATAAACTTTACCTTCTTTTTTAGAAGTGATCTCCTAGAGCTCGTGGGGCCGCTCTAGATCACCCGTAGTTATGTTTGTTCGAACTTAGCGCTTAAAAACAAAAATCTCGGGAATGACCCGAGATACCAACAGACTTAGACACCGTATGGAAAGGCATCACTCGTCCTCATCATC